GGGCCTGTGGGCCCAACTGCTGTGCCAGCAGGACCTTCAGGTCCTATAGGCCCAGCTGGCCCTGTGGCGCCAACTGATGCAAGTGGGTATGGCAGATCTGTCCAACGTGAAATTCCGTTACCGTACTTCACTCTTGAGGTATCTAGTTCTAGACCAGGTTCACCCAAAGCTAAGATAGGATTACGAGCCGTCCAATTAATTGCTAAATCACGTCTAAATTTAATCTGTACTGTCATATTATGCTCCACCGCCGTCTAAGACGACATCTCCTGCGTTTATGTTATATATTGTATCTGCGTTGCCCACTTCACCGTTGTAGTATGCTGGTAGTACCTTCAAGTCCAGTGGTACATCATAGTCTGCATCTACGTAAATTGGCTGCTCTAAGCTTGTTACTGTGTTTATTGTGCGAAATGTTAGCTTGTAAAAGCGTTGCTCTAATTCGTCGATTGTTGCCCTGTCAATCACAAAATTGCCTTGCCCTAGCGTTACGTTAGCCCAAGTAATAGGAAATGTAGCTACTGCTACTTTGTTGCTTGGGTCTTGTATCTCTGCGACCATAATGTAGTTCGTTACGTTGACATACTTCTGATCTTGGTTCTTGACAAGCACCTGCATAGGGTTATCAATACCTTGGTAAACTGTTACTGGTCGTGAATACACTACTCTGTTCCTTGTTGTGAAGATTGAGGGGTCAACTATTTGAGCCACAACTTTATTGCTGTATAAATAAGTTTGGATGATCATTTTAATAGCGTCCCATTTACATATTTAGCAAGAGAACGTGGAAGAAATCAAACAACTATTAGAGAAATACCCCTTCCTATCGTACCTTGTGTATGGCGGGAACGACTACATAGGTATAATTCAAAACGCAGATGAACAGATCACGACGATCTACGACTTTTGCAGCATTAAAACGCCAGACCAACGTCAGAGATTCTTAGTATTTGGGGAGCAATGGTGGTGGGAAAGCAATCGCTTGATCCCTATCAACGTGTTTCTGAAAGCAGACTGGTCTGAATTCAAGCCTTGCGTTAAGACTATGAACTCAAAAGATGTTGAAGTAAAAGTTGGCCCAGCCACGAGCCTAAAAGAAATGGCCCAGAAGCGCAGCAAGCGCCGTAGTATTACACTGATTAGACGATTACCTTAAGCAGTAGCGCAGTATAGTCCTCGTCAGATATTCCAATATGCTCAATGATTCCTGCGCTGTAAATATGCAGTCCATGGGTATCAAGCGCCCACTTATCAAACACCGAACCAAACTTGTTTTGGGGACTCATTGTCTTAAGCTTCATTAGGAGCCTAAATCTTGTTTCCTGGGTAAGTTGCTCGCAAAGGTCAATCATCTATTAATCCTAATAACTGATCAACAGTTAAACTACTCTTAGCACCTTTTCTACTGTTTTCCTTTGCCTCAAGTATTTGTAAGTTAGCAGGGTGATTAACAATTTCAATTGCAAGGTTTGCGTGCCATGCATCAAGGATACATAACTTGTGGTCAACATGAAGTGTCTGCTGTCCTAATATATAACCTTGTTCCTTAGCCCATCGCTGAGCACCCGCTCTAATTCTTCGTGCGTAAGCTCTGTAACTCTTTATATCCCCGGGAGTTATCAACCCAGTCTTTTTACGCTTTGTTTCTCTCATCTTATCAATTGTCTCAGTGTTATGCAGACGACGGATCAAATCTTTCTTAGTTTCATTTTTTCGAAGTTCTGCATTCTGCCAACTTGCCTTAGATCTATTAGATAATTGAGAAATATATGCCGGGCAATTTTGGTATTGCGACTGGCATACATATTTCCCGCCAGTGTTTTTAGCAATAGCGATGTTGCCGCAACCAAAATGACAGTAAGTTCCGACAGGTACAGCATCATGAGTTTGCTTGTGGTAGTGAAACATAGATGGATTGTTTGCGGTGTAATCACAATGCAAACATTTTCTTGGATAGATAATACTCATCAAGTATTTATGCTATTTTAAAAAACTACACGCCGTCCTGTTCACACAATAAATTCATATGAACTGCTATCAATGTTGAGTACGAAATTGAATGGCTCTTCTTAAAATAGTAGGAATTGTCAGTGGGCTTGTCCCATATAGTCTTAGCTACATTGGCCCACTTTAGCCCTATTAGGTGGCGTTTTGCAGGGCGAATCGCAGCGATAAACATAGCTAATCGTGGGATACTTGTTACTGCCTCTGGAAACTGTATCAGCGTATCGTAATGCCCATTGACGTGCATTAACTTGTTACAAAACTCTTCGTCGTACAGCTTTGCCCAGTCTGGCTCCTTGGCCATCAATGCATCTAAATGTGCCTCGTCCTTTATCTGCGTATATAATGATACGTTCAAAAAGTCCAGCTTCATGTACCCACGTTCTTCAGCATCCTTGTGATCAATGCTCGCGCATCCCACGATTGGGTCATTGGGAATGTCAGTAACGTAAACCCCTGAGTTATGTTTTACTAACTCACCATTACGCATAATGCCCGCAGGATTATGTCGCAGGTAGGATAACGCTTTGTTTCTATCACCAAAGTCGAGGTCAATGTCTGATTTAAATTTCATAGAAACTTTAGGCGAAACAGTAAGTATTTCTGATCGTCCACTATCTTCAATCCTTTTATACAATGCATCTCCATATCGTATTCATATTTGACTCCCCAGGTGTTCTCAAACCAGTCTACTAGTCTTTCTTCAATTTTGCTAGTGGTATGGTAAGCCGCAGCCTTCTTTAGGATGACTGCCAACTCTTTCATTTCCTTGCTGTACTGCGTGTCCTTGATAAACCCTCTGAGTTGAGATTCTTCTAACTCAGTTACTGGATCGTGCACAAACGGTTCATAGTCCATATGCAATAAATTCCCTGCCAGTAATTGAATTTGGTACGATGTTCCACTCCCATAAATTTTCTGGCAATTTTGGTAAAGTATGAGTGTCTACGAATCTGGTATTTACTGCACCAATAACAAAACGTTGATGCATAGCACGAGAATCATGATAGAAAGCTTTGTAAAATACCGTTTGCCATCCATACAATTCCAAAATAATATTAACCCAAGGAAAGTTAGGGACACCAGCCAATATAGATGCATAGCCGTTAAACCCTGCTTTGTCCCAATCAGTCGTTTCAACATACCAATCCATATTAGGGGTTGAACATTCCGGACCAAATTCAGATTCTAAAATCAAATGCTTGACTTGACTATTGCATATGGTTTTTAAAAAAAGATGATGATCAGCTATGTGATAAAACATACCAAAATTAGTAACTGTATCTTTTCCTTCGAGCAGTGCTGTCAAGCTATTTGCATCTGTCGCATCACCTTTAACAAATGACACCGAGTCCAAGCTATTCAATCGAATAAGATCTTGAGCAATTTCAATTGACTCTGTCCTTGGTTCTAGCCCCACCACGGATCGCGCCCCCATACACTTAATACTTGCGCTACTTTTACCAGTATACGATGCTATATCAAGCACATCACAGTCTTTAATAAAGAAATTTAATGCTTCTGGAATAAAATACTCCATCCCCTGCACCCTAAACCTCGTTGATGAATTCGTCATAGCCACCTCATTAGTAATACTGATTCCATTGATTCGTTATGCTCTTCATGAAATTTAAAGTGCACTTCATTCTCCTTAGACATAAAGAACCAATCAAAATCTTTACCCACAGCAAGCCCACAATCGCGTTGCAGCCAATTACTAATAGCCAATGCTTTGCCTGCACGGTTTGACAGTGTTACAGCGGTTAACGGTAGCTTAACGATGTTCATAAGTTTGCTGCCTTCAATACTTCTTTAACCCAATCAGCATCGTCATCGTAGTCTTTAAACTTACGGTTCCAGTATGCAGGATCAATGAATGGCATTACGAGTTCAAGTTGTGCCTCATCGAGCTTACTAAGGAAGTCAACGCCTGAATCACAATTGAAAACGACCCAAGGACTAATACGGGATGTTGCAATGTGATGTATGATACGATTAACATTGCCGTACCTAAAATAATCGACAAAACCGTTCTTGAGTTCTGGATGATCTGCTGCATATTGTTGCATCTCCTTCAGTCCACGTTCCAACGCATCTTGGACTGCTTCTTTTTTAATGTACTCTGTTACCCACTCAGTGTAAAGCTTGTCTGAGCACCAGTAGTCAAGCTTCTTGTTATTTGTCAGTAGCCACGTTGTAAACTGTATGAAATTAACGCATCGTATATCCACGCAATAGCGGCCAAACTTAACGAATGCAATGTAGTACAGTGATGACGCAAACTCTTCATAAGACTTTGCCTTCTTCCCGCCTTGTGTTATCTCGTAAAAACGTAAGTAAGCTTGGAGGCCCAGCTGAACGCCTTTTTCGCCTTGCTGGTTGTGCCTGCGCTTAGGTTCGCACTGATGCGAAATAAGACTGTTTTCTCTTGCGAACGACCTATTACAGAATTTGCAGGTGTGCTCATTAGAGTTCTTTTTTAATTCGTTCTTTTGTCCAGCCATGCTGTTCAGCCAAGTGCTTAAGATCGTCTTTACCGTTGAGTCGTCTGAGGAGGTCAAGTTCATCATCTTTTAAATGGGGGTAAATTTCTTTAAGGAATTTGGTTGCTTTATTATCAGTGGCTTCTTTTTTGCTTGCTGCTAACCAGTTATGTCGCTGTTTACCCATTCCAGGACTAACTGTAGATGCAAGTAACCATTGCAACTTCTTATGTTGGGTGCCGCTAATGTCGAAGTAATGCTTGTTGAGCCTTTCGTTAACGCTCATCAAGTAGTACGATTGCATCTCTGCACCGCCTTCTACTACAGAGCCCCAACGTATCATAAGGAAAGGAGAAAACTTCTTCTTCTCTTCATCACTTAGCTCGTCAAAGAAGGCCCTGTTCTTGAGATCAAGCTGGGCCATCTCGTTACCTATGTATAGCTTATCAGTCGTTGCCATCTTCAGTCCATACTTTAGGTTCCGTGGGCTCAGTGGGCTCAGTGGGCTCTACAAGTATGCCATCTTCCATGTACAGTGTCTTTTCAGACTCACCAAACTCACGTGCGTAAACTGTCTTGCCCTTATCGGGACTTTCAAAAATCTTCGTCATTTGATGCTCCGTTGCTTCGTGTATTGCGCACATGCTCAATGTCTTGCATCATACGCTTTTCTTGTTGCGTTACTTCACCGTGATTGCGTGGGTTACCGCACAGATAACATTGCGGATTACCACAATCCATTGCATGGCGTTTAGCTAGACGATGTGATTGTTTAATGATCAAATCGCTATCAGTGAAACCACTGTTATTAGTGCTACCCTGCTTTGCAATTTTAACTTGCTTCTTAATCGCATTGTCATCCTTGAGCAACCGCTTAGAATGTTTGAACTTGTCTTCTTCTGTACTCACTTAGAATGCCTTTCCAAAATCTACGACCTCACTTTGTCGCGAAATGTCTTTTACAAAATATGCGCAGAGTGGTTTCTCTACGCCTGCTTCCAATGGAACTGCCAACATTTGCCCAGGCTTCAACTTGGGAAAATACCATTTAACGTCTTGATAAATGTCCACGATCTCTATTAGACCAAACGATGGCTTAAAGCTGGAGATAGGGTTAAAGCAAAATGCACTAAATCCTCTATCGTTAATGCTTGTAAGCGGGACAACCTCTAGGTCACCTAAATCATTTTCGCCAATCAGTATTTGCCAATCCACTGGCATACGGATTATGCTGTTACCGATCTTTAATACAAGTGCTGGTGCGTTAAAGCTCTCCAAAAAGATTAATGGTATATAAAAGTAGTCTGGGTTCTTGCTATCCGAATTGTCTAGCACTGCAAAACGCAAATCTCCAACTTCGTCGGGAATTTCGTTTAGCTCATATGCTGCATTTGTGTCGAGGTCTAATATACGCACTGGTTATCCTTATTATAGTTTATTATAGCTTAAGACTATAATTTAGTCAACACCAAGCTAGTCTGAACATGGTGAACTCATCTTCGTTTTTAAACGAAATGGCGTAAGTGTTTACCATTTTGCCACATTCACGGTCCTTGCACCATTGAGTCAACTCATTCAATTCAGATCTGGACATGCTACCTAACCGCACGTAAGTATACGTATGACGTTTCTCAATTTCTCGAATGCTAATCTTCATTGCCATACCGCCTTCTCAATCGTAAACGGATACTGTGCGCTAGTGTAAAACTTCTTACGTGCAGTAAGATGTCGCTTGGAAAACTTGCAAGTAGACGTAATATCCCAAATGTTTACAGCGTCTTTGTCTTGTGCTTTGCGGAGTCCTCGCCCAATACTCTGGATAACTCGAACAAAACTCTTGCCCGGTTCAAATAACACAAGATTAAAAATGCGGGGAACGTTAATGCCAACAGCAGCAACACCATAAGTTGCGATAGTGATTTTAGATGTAGACGAAGCCATTGAATCATATTCTTCCTTCCGTGTCTTGCCCTTCATTGATCCAGACACAAACGTAATGTCAGGTTTATCGCCAAGCAAGCTAAACAAACTGCTCAACTCTGCTTGCAATAGCTTTCCAGTAGCAATACGATCCACAAGGATCAGTGTATTGCCTGTCTTAGCCACCCGTTCTGCTAGTCGTGCCACGTATGCCACTCGCTCTGTGTTCTCTGTTAAGTATTTAAGCTCTGCTTGGTACTCTTTAAACTCAACATGGTCCACCATCTGCACAATGTTAACGTGACAGTTAGCAAGGTGACCCGCATCTTGCAGTTCCTTTGCAGACAACTTGCCTACCATGTTACCAATGCTGCAATATAAAGACAGTTCACCAATCTTGTCCAACGGAATTGTACCAGTCAAACCCCACCGGATAGGCACATTACCAAAAATGCCACCAAGCATCTGCATCAGTACATCAGCTTTAGCCATATGCGCCTCGTCAACAATGACACAAATAACGTCGTCAGTGATATCAGTAATGTGTACATCACCATTCGTACCTTCTTCGCTATTCTTCATCAAGATATTAAGGCTCTGCCATGTGCATATAGTATGCTTGCGACCAACTTCCTTGCGATCGCCGTAATAAACACCAACATCAAGGCCAAGGTTACGGTAATCTTCTTCTGTCTGCACAATCAAACTCTTGTTTGGCACAATCACCACACTTCGCCCATACTGCTCAACCAACAAACTCATGCCAGCAGTCATCAATGTCTTACCTGCGCCTGTAGCAACCTCTTGGATGCTCTGCAAATCAGTGACATAGTTCTTGAGAATCTCAATTTGGTAGTCACGGAACATGACAGGCTGCCCTGCTTGTGGGTGGTTCTTGGGCCACACACGATCCGCAAACATATCCTCTTTGATCTCAGGGAATACGAACTGTGGCTTAGGTGACCTATTGTCAATCAAGCTGATGTCGCAATGCATGTTATCAAGTTCAGTAAGAATCTCTGGCAGCAATGCTTGGTATGTTAGACCACCAAGAGAAAAGAAGCTCTTCTTGCCGTCCCATCGACCAAGACGCACAGATGGCTGATACCGGGCTCCCGGTATCTCAAACTTAAACTTCTCGTGAAGCTTCTTGCGTGTAGGAAGATCCAGTCCATTGATTTGGACTGTTACTTCATTGTCTAATACTAGTTTTGCTTCCATTAGAAATCTAAATTCTCTATGTTGTCTGTTGATTGTTCTTTGCGGTACACTTCTGGCGTTAAGTACACAACCTTACCCGCACGTTGGAACATGATTTGCTTGTCACTTCCGTAAATCATACCAGCAGTGCTTACTAGGAATGGAATGTACTCTAACGAGCGTAGTGTCTTTGTAGTATGCACGAAATCTGCGTCAGGGTCAATTTCCATGCTACCTTTAGCACTGGCAAGAACTTGTATGTGCTTACCTGGATAGCATTCCATTAGCATGTTAAACAGTTTGTTGGATTGGTCTGGCTCAAAAACTACAATTGGCTTGCGGCCTACTTTGAGTGCGTAGTCTATTACTTGCTTAAACTTGTCTGCATACACGTTTTGGAATTTTGCTTCCCTAGTCTGTGCAAGCTTAACGAACAATGTACTGTATTCGTTGGTAAGTGCAATTGCAAGGCTGTCTCTGATTGTGTATCCCAACTCACCTGCGTGGTCTGCAAGTTTCTCTAGATTTTCGAAACCAAACCCACCCATTGTAGTCTCAATGTGCTCGCGTAAACCTGCTGGGCAGTTAGTAATATTTAGTGTGTCACCATCAACGTAGAGTTCGATCTTAAACGGTACCTTCTCTGCGTCAGTCATCTGTGCAATGAGTAGTGTGATCTCGTCGTCAACCTCAAACCCGTTAAGCTTTGCAATGGAGTGCGTCCAGTTTAGGTTGTACTCTGTCATACCAAACTTCCACACCTTTTCGTCTACAATGAACTCGCACTCACCTTGACTGTCCTTCTTGAATGCACGAATCGATTCGATTAGCTGTGTGCTATAGGGAAACTTTGCGTACAGCTTATCGTCCTTGATGTAGAGTGACTTACGGTAATCCATTGTGCGTGGCTTGACGCGGAAGACTGGCTCTTCCTCGATGGGTGCGATGTCGATTCCCTTTTGCGCCAATTGCTTCTTGTACTTGAGAATGATTTTGATCGCAAGCTCACCTTGTCGTTCAGTCAATGCTTTCGAACTGAGTGACGCTTGCGCCATCGAATCGATTACACTGGTATCATACCGTGCCAAACTTATGATGGGCGAAAAGCTGAACACCATTGGATTTCGAATACCAGAAGCGATATCCCTGTAACCAGCAATGAGTTCCAAATATTCTTCGACGTTAGTGAATTGTTTCATACTGCTATTATAGCATTTTACGCATATAAAGTACACGGAAATGGTGTAGCAAACACAGTAGTTTACTGGTGAGCAATGCCATATAAGTATTTACACGTACTACTCAAAAGTAAAGGCGCAAAAAGGCGCCCTTACCCCTTTGGTTGTAGTGCTTGGGCTTGTATTCTATTTCACTTCTTAATTTTAGTAGAATGCAAAGTTACAACAAAGGAAACTTATTGATGAAAAAACTATCACTATTATTTATTGCCGTTTTAATGGCAAGCGGCGTTTATGCTGCGAACACAAACGGTGAATTGAAATTTAACGGCAATCTAGCCGAAGCTTGCAACTTACAGAACTTCGTCGACGGTACGATTACTGCTGACATTTCGGAAACAATCTTAAGCACATCTCAACTTGGTGGTATCGCTGCTACGGTTGGCATTCGTGCTAACGCGAAGAAGTATTCGTTAGTATTGGGCACACCAGTAATGGCAGGCCCAAATGGTAACGAAACTGACGTTACATTTGCGTTAGATCCAATCGGTACTGGCACCGACTTGAAGGGTGTACCAAAGGCAAGTTTTGGTGCTGTAAGTGGCGTTATGAACTTTGACGCTGGCATTTACACAATCACAGTCAATGGCACTGCAACCAAGAACATTGGTGCATTTGAAGCAGGTACTTATACTCTACGTGTTCCAGTAACATGCGTAAAAGCACCTTAATTGGCATTTGCTTGATGGGAATGGTAGCGACTGCGCAAGCGGTCTCCATCTTTCCTAATCGTGTCACTGTAGAGGGTGTCGTCGGTGAGAGGGCATCCATACAGTTTAGAATTTACGGGCATCCTGAAAATGCATCAGTCGAGTTTGTAAAGGCAGAAGATCTGAGGTCAGAAAAAGACACAGTCCTTACTTCCTTTGAACTTGGTCAAGAGCAACAAAGAATTGTACCAGTCGATATAGTAGTTAATAGAACACAGGAATTTTACTTATGCGCAGTCTTAAAAAAATCACAATCTATGCGCTTGCGGGTTTGCTCTGCGGTGCGTGTTATAGTCAGTCCACGATGATGCCATCCACCACCCAGTCAACTGTGGGTGGTGATGAAGTTAGGGCAAGGGACGGAACAACATGTAAGCAAGGTACCTACAATGGGCCTACGTTTGACACGGGCGTTAGCTCTGGCAGTGCCGGCACAGTAACGCTACCTGGATACACGACAACACCTGGTTCTAATCAGACGTTGTATGCACGTATCGTTATTCCGTTCGGCAAAACGCCAGACCGTTTAGATTGCACCCGTCTGTATTCACTCGAGATTGAGCGTTTACAGTTAGAGATTGACAAACTAAAGCAGTCTGGCTCAGCGTCTATTACGATTAATTAGGCCAGTCTCTGTACAGTGCGTGTTGGATAGTACCTGACACAAACTGGTTGAAGCTTTTGTGTTTGCTCTCTAACTCGCCTTCCAGTG